CTCACACAATGCTTTTAATTTTTCTACCTGTTCCGCACTAGGATTATTGTTGATGCCTTTTCTGATTGCAGTGTCTGATTTTGTTAATTCTGAAAGTGTAAAATTACGACTTAAATTCATTTTTATATCTCTTCCTGTTATACCGTTTTTTATTTTTAATTACAAGTTGCCTAAAACGTGGTGTACGAAGAATTTTTGCCATTTTATTTTTTTTATTATTCAAGTATTAACGAAAGAATTTTTTTCTCTCCCATATAAACTTCTATGTTTGCTTTAGATTGTATACATTTATATACAACTCTGTCATTAGGATTTTTGTCTTTCATAGCATAACGCTTAGCTTTAAGACAACTTGATAAAGAATTATGATAACGATGTTCAATAATTTTGTGATCTTGTAAGAGTAATAAAGCAAATACCATTTCTATCATTAGTGAGCCCCATTTCCATTTCTAATTAATTTTTCTACATCTTCTGTAAGTTTTTTTGTTCTATCTTTTAAAAATTCTATATTAACTGCATTGTTTCTCATGCTCTTTACTTCTTTATCAACTTCTTCTAAAACACCTGCGAGGTGTTCTACCAACATAAAAAGCTCAGCTTCCCCACTTGACTGACCAAGTTCTCCACGTGGGTATTTAATTCTAAACTCTGAGTTTTGTTCTAAATCTTTTGTCATCAACTCTATTTTTGTTGAATGTTGATTTAATTTTTCGTGAATACCAAAATAAGCCCATGTCCCAACCGCAATCATTGCAATCAACGAAGCTACCGTTTTCATCGGCATTTGCACAGCTGCTTCCTCAGATATGTTTAATGGTTTTTTAGTAGGCATTTGGTCCTCCACAGAAAGCCAGGATTGTTAACATTACAATTAATAAACCTGTAAAGTAATAATTCATCTTGGCAGTCTCCATAAATTACTTCCAAATTTTTCGTTTTAGATTTCTAAATGGTCTTACAATCCATTTTCTAAAAAGTGCTCTAATCATTTTTTTTCTCCTCAATTTCATAGAAGAACTTGTCTGTGTCTTCTGTACGCCAAGCTCTGCTATCTTCTACGTTCCATTCAGATGTCTGCACTTTCCAATCAGGAATATTATCTTTTACAGTAAACGAAGGTATATCCCATATACATCTATTGTTTGGTTGTGCTGCAAAATTACCATCATCTAAGGCAATAATGTGTGCGCACTTATGCTCGTGCGGGATCTCTGAATGATCAGTATCTAGTATGTTAGCCTCTGGATGAGCAAAGTCAATAGTAAATAAGTATTTACCTGGGTGCCATTTTTTATCTTTGCCTATGTACTTAC